ATGATAATAATGAAACCTGATGACCGCGTTGCTGCGCTTTTATATCTGTTGATGAGAGATCACCTACCAACTGGAAATATTGTTGCCCTGGTGAATGACATTGCAAATCACAAAAATAAAGAATTTCAATTTACCAGTGCATGCCTGCAAATGTATGCAATAGAATTAACTCAGAGGCTGATGAAGTGAGTAGAGTTATGAAAATCTTTGGGCCGCCAGGCACAGGCAAGACCACTCGCCTTCTCAAGATTGTCGAGGAGGCAATGGCTGCCGGAGTGGCTCCAGAGAAGATTGCCTACATGGCCTTCACAAGGAAGGCAGCTGATGAGGCAGTCGAGCGAGCAATCAAGCAATTTGGGTTCCCACAGGAGAGGTTCCCATGGTTCAGGACTCTACACAGCATGGCATTCCGTCATCTTTTTGCTCGCAGGGATGATATGATGCAGGACGAACATTTCAAGGAGCTTGGGCGCATGTTGGGGTTCCAATTCACATCTATTGATGACGAGTTTTCAATGATGCCAATTGGAACAGCCCTTGGGGACAAAGTAGCTCGTATCGAGTCCCTAGCCAGGGTCAGGAACGTCTCTCTTGAAGATCAGTGGTATGAGAGCAACTACAGGGACGTTCCGTGGCTGGCTGTTGGGCAGTGGGCAGAGGGATTGAAGAAGTACAAGGACAGTCGAGGGATGATGGATTATACAGACCTGCTGGAACAGTACGATGCAGCCTTGGATGTTGATCTGTTCATCATCGATGAGGCACAAGACCTCTCGCCACTTCAATGGAAGGTCGTCAAGATCGCAGCCAGCGCAGCGAAGCAAGTTTACTTAGCAGGTGATGACGATCAATGCATCTATGGATGGGCTGGAGCTGATGTTGACCGTTTCCTCCGCATCAAAGCACCTATTGAGGTTCGTCCCGTGTCCTTCCGGTTGCCACGTTCCATCTTCCGTCTGGCCCAGGAGATTACATCAGGAATCCGGGTGCGCCAGCCAAAGGACTGGAGGCCAAAGGATGAAGAAGGTCAAGTCAACCGGAACATAAACGAACATACCATAGACTTTAGCAAGGGCAAGTGGATGTTGATTGCCCGCAATCACAGCTTCCTTGCTCGCTTTGAGGAAGTGCTTCAGAGCCAGGGTTACCCATATATCAAGGAAGGTCGTCATAGCACAAACAACTCTGTTACTAAAGCAATCATCAGTTGGGAGCGTTGGCGCAAAGGCAACCCGCTCAAGCCAGCAGATGTGAAGTCGATTGCGGCATTGTTGCCTGCTTTGGAGAACTGGAAGCCAGCAGAGGATGTCTATTTGGAAGATGCTCCGCTCCGTCCTGCTGTAAAGAAGTTGAACTGGATGGATGCTTTGGAGGTCAAACCAAAGCAGCGAGAATATCTAAGAGCTTGCTTGTCGAACAGGGAGAGCTTGACGGCTGACCCTCGCATAACAATCAGCACCATTCACCGCGTCAAAGGAGGAGAGGCAGAGCATGTGGTGCTGATACCAGACCTGTCTATGAATCCTTGGAATCAATTGCACACAGACGAGGAGCAGCGCGTGCTTTATGTTGCTGTAACCAGGGCCCAGCAGACGCTAACAATCTGCCGGCCAGAATCTAACAGGCATTACCAAATCTAGGAGAGGAGCGAGTATGAAGCAGCGCAAGCGATTTATGAATCATATCCAGCAATGCGCGGTCTGCTTTGATGCAACCAAAGTTGGGACTGGCAAGCTAGAAGATTACTGCCGGACAGGTCGCAGGATGTTCAACAACATTCCGTTGACAGAGAAGGCTAGAGCACTCAAGGCAAAAGAACAGAGCAATTGACTGATTGTTGACTTCCTTCTGGAGTCAGAATAAAGGATAATTGAGATGTCGGAATTTTATCAAACAACAAGGAGATACGCTAATGAGCACCAAGAAGAAAACTGCAAAGAAGTCTGTCAAGAAGTCCGCACCTGCTGGCCGCAAGAGTGCATTCTCAGGCAAGAAGATCAACAAAGTGGCCAAAGAGAATCCACGCCGCAAGGGCAGTATCGGATTCAAGAGCTTTGCTCTGATCAAGAACGGAATGACCTACGAGCAGTATCTGGAAGCTGGCGGACGGCGCCAAGACCTGGCTTTCGACCTAACTGCCGGCCACGTCAAGTTGAGCAAGTAAACTTCAATCCATTTGTTCTGCGCCCAGCGGGTGCTGACCTCGTTGTCAGTGCCCGCTCTTTTTATTTCTCAAGGAGCTGCTTATGAAAATCTACGGTGCTGGTCTGGCTGGCCTTCTCGCTGCGACGATGTTGCGCAGATATAGACCAGTGATTCATGAAGCCCAGCCGTCTCTCCCACATAACCATGAAGCATTGCTGAGGTTCCGCACTGATGACGTCAGCCGTGTTACTGGTATCCCGTTTCGCAAGGTGCGAGTCCTCAAAGGCATCTGCGATCAAGACGGAATTGTCCACACCACCCCAACCCTTCGCTTTAGCAATCAATACGCGCTCAAGGTCACAGGAGAGGTCATCGACCGCAGCATAATGAACCTTGACCCTGTGGAGCGTTTTATTGCTCCGCCAAACCTCATTGCGCAGCTCGCAGAAGGACTCCAAATCAAGTATAGCTCTCCATTCAAGGTTTATGGAGACAGTCACGAGGACATCATCAGCACCATCCCGATGCCGGCATTGATGCAGTTGGTGGGCTGGGACTTTCCTGAGTTCAACTTCCGCACCATCACAACAATTACTGCCGATGTGGTCGAACCAAATATGGATGTCTATCAGACGCTCTACTACCCTGGGCCAGAGCCATGGTATCGCTGTAGCATCACAGGCAACCATCTCATCATCGAGATCATCGGTGCCCCTGACAATGATGCGCATTATATTCAGAATGCTCTGCGCAGAGTGATGGGGGACTTCGGCATCAGCAACATAGAGGAGGTCGTCAAAGTCAGAAACGTTGATCTCAAGACGCAACGTTATGGCAAGATTGCTCCCATAGACAACAACCTCCGTCAGCAGTTCATTCTTGCCATGTCTGACAAATATGGCATATACTCTGTCGGACGTTACGCAACATGGCGCAACATTCTGCTTGATGATGTTGTGAATGACGTCAGGCAGGTCGAGAAGTTTATTACACAGCGCAATAGCTACACCAAGAAGCTAGCCCATAACAACTAAACAAGCATCAACAACCCGGAGCCAGATGGAGGCCCATCAATGAAAGTTACTTTAGTCAATTGCACGCCGCACGCATTAGCCACCCTTGTCTTCACCAAGTCCACTCGTCTGCGTATGTCAGGTCGAGCACTGGAAGAGATTATTGCATGGCCCATTGAGAAATTGATGGAAGAATGGGTCTATATGCAGAACACAATCAAGTCCAGTTGGGAGTTTGTGGACTACATCTTCACCATTGAAGGCGTTACCCGCGCCTTCACTCATCAGCTTGTCCGCCACCGTGTCGGGACTTCCTTTGCTCAACAGGCCCAGCGAGTCGTCAACATGACAAATTTTGAGTATGTTGAAACAGGGACAATCAGAGATTGTGATGATGCGTCGATGCTGTCATCCATATACCAAGTTACTATGGGGCAGATCAATGAAGGCTATCAAGCTCTCATCAATGCCGGCGCCAACCCGCAAGATGCACGCGGAGTCCTACCCACAAACGTCTGCACCAACATCTGCTTCAAGGCAAACCTCCGCACTTTGAATGGAATGTGCGGCGAACGTCTCTGTGTCAAAGCCCAGGGAGAATTTCAGGACGTCATGCGCGCAATCCGCGATGTTGTCGTTGCCGTCCATCCTTGGGCTGAACCTGCACTCCGGGTGGCCTGCGCTCAGCATGGTGTCTGCGCTTTCCCTTCCTACCAAGGATGCCCCATCAAGAGTGGAGTATTCAACCCGGAGACAGGGTTGCGCTATGATGAGGCTACTGACCCTGACACATTTGATGAACGGGATGTTGTCCCATTGCGTCCTCTCACCAAGGATGAGATTCAAGCATTGTGGTTGGTTAACAGAGCTGAGGCGCAGCCGCTGGCTCCTCTGGAGGACAGGAAGTAACATGGCCCACTTTGTAGACTTCCCAGAGGATAGGTTGCCGTTGTTGGTCAGCGATCTGGATGGTACGCTGACCAACTTCCAGCACCGTCTTCACTTCCTCAAGGACGGCCCAAGTCCAGATTGGCTGGCCTTCAACTCTTCAGCATGCGCAGACACTCCGGTTGCCGGCGCAATCAACATCCTGAAATTGGCCTATCGCTGCCAATGGAAGATCGTCATCGTGACGGGACGAAGCGACAAATACATTCACACGACAACCCGCTGGTTGACGCGTTATGCTGTTCCTTACGACAGACTCTTTATGAGGGCTGATGGGGACAACCGGAGTGATGTCGATGTGAAGCGCGACATTTACAATATTCACCTCAAGCATCGCAACATTCAGTTTGTTATGGAAGACAGAGACAAATTGGTGGAGATGTGGAGAGGTCTTGGCCTAACCTGCTTGCAGGTTCAGAAGGGAGCTTACTGATTTATGCCATTCAGTGCAATTTCTGCAATCACAGATGACAAAGGCATGTTGCCAATTCAGGACATCAATAAGATGTTCCCATTGAAACCAAAAACTAGTTATATTATGATAGAGCATGAAGAGTACGAGGAGTTGTTGATGCGCTCGTCTATGCCATCAGTTGCTTTCCGTCCTCCAGAGGAGCACAAACACACCTCAGAAGGATACGAGTCATGCGCAGAGTGCAAGGAGAAGGTGCGTGCTGCTCGTATCAAGAACAACCATCACGCCATCAGCAACATGGAGCGAGCACTCAGCACCTATCGAGATCGCAACAGGGTCTACGGGAACAACTATAAGCGATTTGGCATCATCATGCATTCGCTTTATCCCAAGGGTGTGGACTTCTCGACCCCAGAGCAGTGGAATCGCTTTGGTATCATTCTCCAGATGATCAGCAAGCTCTCCCGGTACGTCACAGACCCTGCTGCTGGCCACATCGACTCTGTCCACGATATGGGAGTGTACGCATTCATGTTGGAGGAGTTGGATGCTGAGCAGGCAGGGTTGGACGTTCTGCCGCCAATCCCTTTGACGACCGTCCTCCGGGATGTGGGGCCCAAAGACGTTCTGCCAGGAGCTTGCGAGCACGTGTACAAGTATCCTTGCGACAAATATCCCAACAAGGCAGATCAATGCAATCCTGCTGGGATGCCAGGCGTCATTCACAAGTGCGGAGTCCTCAGCTGCACCAATTGCGGTGCCAACCCGGAGGCAAAATGATCGTAATGGATACAGAAGGAACTGATCTGCTGAAGCCAGATGTTGCTCCTTTGGCAGATCAGCCGCATCTAGTCGAGTTTGCCGGCATCAAGCTCGACAACGCATCTCTCAAGGAGACAGGCAGGTTGCATTTCATTTGCAATCCTGGTGTGCCTCTCCCGGAGTTGTTCACCAAGATCACAGGCATTACAGAAGCAATGGTTGCGGACAAAAAGCTATTTGCTGCGCACTATCATAGCCTTGCTCAATTCTTTTTGGGAGAGGATACGATGGTTGCACATAACATGGGCTATGATGAAGGGATTTTGAAGTACGCTCTGCTGCGGCTTGGCAAGTTGCTATTCTTCCCTTGGCCAATCAAGCACATCTGCACAGTCGAGGCATCTGCTGGAATCAAGAACCATCGTCTTGGAATGGCAGAGCTTCACCTGATGGCTGCGGGCAAGGCCAACACAGAACGGGTCGCATTTGCTGCCGGCCAACTCGTCAAGCACAAGACCCTCGGCAAGTGCACCATACAAGAGGTCAAAGGAGACAAGCTTGCTGTCATTGTCGAGGGTCGCAAGAAGGTTCAGACCCTTCCCACAGAGATGTTCAAGGGTGCTGCGTTTGAAGGAGCGCACGGAGCAATGAAGGACGTAGAGGAGCTGGTCACATGCGTTCGCTGGCTCAGGAAGGAAGGCCACCTGTGAAGCGAATCAATCTCAGAATGAAGGGCAGATGCAAGAAGTGCCGCCGTCTCATTCCATTCACCAACCCCAAGGCTGGTTGTGCAGCAATGCGTCGTCACCGTGATAAATACCATAAGGACTTCCACGGCAAACTTAGCTACAAAATTCTCTATCCTTGCCCAAAGGTAGATTGCAAGGAAATGTTTGAGGATGATGGAGCAGCTCTTGATCACGCCATCGAGAAGCACTGGCCGCAGCAGCCTGCTCCCAGACGGAGGAAGAAATGAAGGTGAAAGAATTTCACATCAGATTCAAAGTCTCAAAAGAGATTCTCAAATTGATAGTGGATGAGAGTCTCTTGTGGGAACCTCCTATGCTAAAGCTAACCAGGCATATTCATCACGAGGGCTTCAGACTTATGCCTGGCCCCATGAATGTGAGGAAGATTGAACCATCTGACTGGGAGAAGTATGAATTTGGGGATAACTCTCCTTGGACTACATTCCAGATTGATCATTTTGCCTACACGGAGGTTCAATGAACCTAACAACAGAGCAAGCAGCAGCCAAAGACAAGATCATGCGCTGGATTGTCGGAGGAGGTCAGTGGTTGTTCTATCTGGGAGGATTTGCCGGAACTGGTAAGACCACCCTTGTTCAGAACATTATCAACGACCTCGACAAAGCTCCCATCTGCCTAGCTCCAACTGGCAAGGCAGCTAGCGTCTTACAAAAGAAGCTCACTACCGCGGTGGTGACAACCATTCACAGTGCACTCTATAAACCAGTTATGCCAGACCTTACAGAGCTGGAAGCATTGGAAGCAAAGCTCATGGCAAACCCAGGGGCCAAAGAGTTGCGCGAAGCAATCAAGGAGGTAAAACGCAAGCTCGCAGATAAGCCACTCCGGTTTCAGGACAATGAGGCCAAGGCTATTCAACCGGAACAGCTCGTGATTGTTGATGAGGCGTCAATGGTAACGGAGAAGATGGTTGAGGACTTGCGCAAGACCCGCGCCATTGTGTTGTTTGTGGGCGACCCTGGGCAGTTGCCCCCTGTTGGCGACAGAGGATACTTTGCTGATGCTGAACCTGATGCGATGCTGTCTCAGATTCAGCGGCAAGCTCTCGACAATCCCATCATTGCTCTCAGCATGGCTGTGCGGAGAGGAGATCACATACCTGCCAACATCAGCAACAATCATATTGTGCGCCGCGACAAGTCTGGCTTCCCATTCACAGAGCTTGCGGAGGTCGATCAGGTCTTATGCGGCAAGAACCATATGCGCCGCAGTATCAATCGCGCCATCCGCAAGGTGAAGTATCCTGAAGCTCCTCCGATGTTCCCTTTGGAGGGTGAGAAGTTGATCTGCCTCAAGAACCAGTATCTGCGAGGAGGTTGGGTGGTGAATGGGATGCAATGTTTCGCAGCCAGCACCGCAGACAATAATGCGCAGACTGGTGATGTGACAATGGATGTCCTGTACGAGGGTCAATTGCTGCACAATCTCGACCTGTACACATATCCATTTGAGGCGCATTACAAGATCAATGCAGAGGAAGATCCATGGGCTGCTAGGAGCAAACTGGCAGAGTTTGATTATGGTTATGCCATCACAGCGCACAAGTCGCAGGGTTCTGAATGGGGAAGGGTCGCATTGGTTGATGATGGACTGTTTGAGAGTGACAGGACGTTTCGCAAACGCTGGCTCTACACCGCAATCACCAGAGCAAAGGATCACATCACATGGCTGACGTAAGGAAGGTTTACGGAGCCAGGCGCGGTGGTAAGGCAATCACCGTCAAACTCATAACCATTTGCCAGCTCATCCAGGAGTATCCTGCGATGATGATTGTGATAACAGATAACCCTCGCTTCCAAGCTGGCCGTTGGACAACAAAGGACATCGATGAGGCGTTGGTGAAGATCAAAAAGTGGATGAAGGAGCATCTCAGTGCTAAACCTAAAAACAAGAAGTGAATTTACCTTCCGTCAAGTCTATGGGCCGCTTGACAAACTGCTGGCTGCTACCAAAGGGCCAATTGGACTTTGTGACCGTTCTTGCACTTGGGGACACGTTCAATTTGAGGCTGCTTGCAAGAAGGCTGGCAGGAAGTCCCTGCTTGGGGTCGAGCTGGCCGTTGTGCAGGATGCGAAGCTGAAGGAGAAGCAAGGCGTCAACTGGATGCCGCTGATTGCGATCAACAATGATGGACTCCGGGAGTTGTACGAGTTGGTCACAAACTCGACTGAGCCAGACAACTATTACTACTTCCCTCGCATCGACTATCGGATGCTTGACGAGGTAAGCAGCAACATACTCATCCTCTCCGGGTCGCATCCTGATTGGACAAAGCTGCCAAAGCATAACAAGAACCTCTTTGTGGAACTGAGCCCAGCAAGCCACATTCGCAATTTGGAGATGGCAAGGCAACGTAAGCTTCCTGTTGTTGCGACCTCGGACAACTTCTATCCCACAGTTCAAGATCGGCAGGTTTACGAGGTTGTAGCAGGAAGAGAGCGACAGACCCGGACAACGCCAATGCACTTATTGACGGAGGAGGAGTGGTATCTGTGCTGGCCCGATGCGCCGGCAGAAGCTCTCAGCAATCAGAAGGTGATTGCAGATATGTGCAATGTGAACCTTCCAAGGGCCACAATGGTTCACTTCCCTGATGCTCTCCCGCTCCGCAAGATGTGCGAGCAACGGGCAAAGGCAAAGGGCATCAATCTCAAGAACAAGGAGTACGCAGACAGATTGAAGAGGGAGCTTGATCTGATTGCGGAGAAGAAATTTGAGGACTACTTCTATCTGGTGGCAGACATCATCGAGTTTGCAAAGCGCAACATGCTTGTGGGGCCAGCCAGAGGCAGCTCTTGCGGGTCTTTGGTCTGCTACCTGCTGGACATAACGACAATTGACCCGATTCCTTATGGCCTTCTGTTTGAGCGTTTCATTGACGTCAATCGTAAGGACTTGCCAGACATCGACATCGACTTTGCTGACAACAGAAGAGAGATGGTGTTTGACTACATTAAGGCCAAGTACGGATGGGAGTGTGTTGCGCGCCTTGGCACCGTCCTTCGCTACAAGGCCAAGAGCACCATCGAGCATACAGCCAAGGAGTTGAAGATACCACTCTGGGAAGTCAAGGAACTGAAGAATGCCATCATTGAGCGCAGCACAGGCGACTCCCGTGCAGCTTTTTGCATCCTCGATACATTCCAAGAACTGGAGATTGGTCGCAAGACTCTGGAGAAGTATCCTCAGCTCAAGGTCGCAGCAGGCATCGAGAATCACGCCAGCTCCTCCGGGCAACATGCTGCTGGCATCGTTGTGTGCGCAGATTCAGTTTCCCGTTACTGCTCCATTGATATGAAGAGAGGAGCAGCACAGGTGGACAAGAAGGATGCGGAGATACTCAATCTGCTCAAGATTGATGCTCTTGGGCTGCGCACATTGAGTGTGATTCAGGATTGCTTGGATCAGGTTGGCTGGTCGAGGGAGAAGTTGATCAACTATCCAACGGATGATGAAGAGGCATTTGCCATCCTCAATCAAGGGAAGTTCAGCGGCATCTTCCAATTTGAGGGTTATGCTCTCCAGTCATTGTGCAAGCAACTCATTGTGGACAACTTTGAGGATGTCGCATCGCTGACAGCACTCGCTCGACCTGGGCCGCTCAACAGCGGTGGGGCAACGGAGTTTTTGCGCAGGAGAGTTGGCGAAGCTGAGACCAAGCATCTTCACCCGCTCATTGCGCACACAACGCAAGTCACCTACGGAGTCGTCATTTATCAAGAACAGGTGATGCAGATCGCAAGAGAGATGGGCCAACTGTCTTGGGAGGACGTCAGCAGCCTTCGCAAGGCAATGTCCAAGTCCCTGGGCAAGGAATTTTTCGATGGATTCTGGGAGAGGTTCCGGTTGGGCGCGCTCAAGCAAGGCGTCAAGGAGGATGATGCGAGGTTGGTCTGGGATAACATCAATACGATGGGGTCTTGGTCGTTCAACCGGAGCCACGCCGTGGCCTATGGGATGGTGTCTTACTGGACAATGCTTCTCAAGGCGAAGTTTCCGTTGGAGTTTGCGACTGCCTGTTTGCGCAACGCCAGGGACAACGACCAATGCATCCAGCTCCTGCGTGAGCTCAGTCGAGAAGGCTACAAGTACATCGCATTCGACCCGGACAAATCAGAGAAGAGTTGGACGGTGCAGGATGGGGTGCTGATTGGAGGTCTCACAAACGTCAAAGGCATTGGCGACAAGATCGCAGATGACATCATCTTCCGCCGGCAAAGAGGAGAGCCATTGACCCCTGGCCAGCGCAATAAGCTCGCAAACGGGACAACTCCATTCGACATGGTATTTGAATGCGAGGAGCGTTGGGGCCACATTCGCAAAGACCCGGAGCGATACAACATCAAGACTCCAATCGTTCAGATCAGCCAGATCACCATTGATGATGAGGGAGAATTTCTTGTCATTGGGCAGGTCAAGGAGAAGGACTTGCGAGACCACAATGAGCTGTCTGCGCTTCAGAAGAGAGGAGGACGGCGCATCAATGGGCAGTGTATGTTCCTCAACTTGACGGTCGAGGATGACACCGGGTCAATCATCGTCTCCATCGACCGTCATATGTACATCAAATGGGGACTCCCAATTGTCGAGTCCTCCAAGATTGGGGATTGGTTCCTGTTCAAAGGGAAGATGCGCAAGGGATTCCGAAGGCTGTATTTGACGCGCTGGAGGAAGTTGACAGGGTGCGCGGAATTTGAAGCGAATGCTAATTGATCAGGCAGCTTGATCTGCTCAGCAGAGAGGAGCGATAATTATGCAACCAAGGAATCGTGGGCCCTGACAAAAAAGGAATCAAGGAGAAGTCGGATGACCTCAGCCCCTGCTTTTCGATGTCCGCAATTTTCGTTTTGAACAGTTCTTTCATCCAGAAGGACTCCACACCATTCGAGTCATCATTTGCCGCAATTGTGATTGGAGCTGCGCTGTGCTTGAAGGAGGAGATTACTCAGCCGTCCTCCTCAAGACCGTCCTCCGGGCACACAGCAATAATTGCCCACCAAAAAGCTCTCCTGGTGGCAATGTATAAAGAGGATACAGCAGCCTCAAACTGACGGATCACCGTAACTGATTGAATTCAGACGGAATAAAACTGTTTGCGAAACTGGCAAAATCAGCGATAATCTTCTTGCCGTTGATCAATAAGTAAAGAGGTCAGACGGACAGCGACAGACCCGCTCCCAAGTACGACAGTCGAGAGACAGACGGAAACGGAAGGGAAAAACCTAAACGCGAAAGTCAGCTCCCACAGAAAGCGCAGGACGTGACCGCACCGTTCAAACGCCTCTCCTGCTGGTTGCCATCGAGCGTGAAGTTGACGAACACTTCGACAAGGTCGAAACGGAGGAGCGTACCGGGATGCCGGATGCCAAAACCTCTCTTCCGTATTGCGGTGATGCCGCAACTGACGATGACCGCACCAAACTCAAACAAGGAGGAAAGAAATGAGCAAGATCACAAAGCAACTCGCAATCTGTGCCGCTCTCCGGGCAAGAGGATTCAAAGCAAGACCTGACAAGGACACCCGCAAGTATGTGGTGTTTGAAAGCCCACTTGGCAAATTCTACTGGCTGGGGAAGCAAGGAGCTGTCCGAGTTGGCCCATCAGTCAGCAAAACATTCAGCATTGGCGACTCTCGCGCCAATCATCTCGCCAGAATTGGCGGTTACGATGCCAAACAGCCGCTCAATCCTCGCTGCGATATGGGAGGCAGCAACACAGAGCATCTTCCAAAGTGGCCGGAAGAAATGACTGAGGAAAACCTTTCTGGTATCTCTGATGAGGAGGAAGAATGAAACACCTAATGATGCCGGAGGACATCCGCAGGGAGTACAAAAGAGCAGCCTCATTTGTTTACAACTACATTGGTGCTGATCTGGAAGCATTCAATTTGTCCACTAATGCGTGGGTGGAGTGTATTCGGGATGCGGGCAGGATTGGCGGCGCAGATCGGATGGGCTTTGAGCTTACTGCTGCCTTCAAAATCTGGATCAAAGAGAATGAATACAACCAAGCCTTCAGGCGTGATATGAATAAGGCAGTGAGGGAAATTTTATGAAACACAGACCAAGGCTAGAACGTCTTGACCAGCAGGAGGATGAGAAGCTCGACCCGATGATGCCGGCCACAGGTTGGCCAGCTCACTCCCTTCATCCGCCAGCCAATTTACAGACGGATTGGGATGGCAAAGGACGTTCGCATCAACGACAGAGGCATCACGCTCCGGGAGATGAACCAGGGTGTGTACCGTTTCGTTCACCTGAGCTGGGAACAGCTCTTCAGGAAGAGAGGGAAGAAATGAGAAGTGAATTTGTCAAATTTGTTCTTTCAGTTGGAAGGCAGCAGCTGGAGATAATAGCACTTCAAAGGTCTGCCAAACAACAGGCACCGCTCTGCGGGCCAGAGGAGGTCTTGGAAGAGATTCTGGAGGATGCGGGATTCACCTCAGCATCCGTTGACATCATCCCGGAGCATCTGGCAAACTCTGAGCTGATAATGACAATGCCAGCTCACACCTGCGTTGATCAGCCGTCCCTGAGCTGTCCCGCTTGCGTCTGTGCGGCTCTCCGTCCTCCTGAGAGGACGCAGCAGTAATTACTCAGTCCGCAACTTTCCGGTTGATCTCAACAGCCCAACCGGAGGATAATCTAAACACGCCCTACAGGGCCCAAAACAAACAAGGAGACAAGACAATGAAATCGAATGCTAGCAAAACCAACCGCAAGTCCACCAAGGCCACTTCAACCCGCAAGACTTCCAAGGCGCAGAAGGCGGCAGTTGCCCGTCACCGCATTGACCCGCAGCTGCACATCGTCAGTCAGGTCGAGGGCAATCCGCGTCGCAAGGGCAGCCACGGGTTCAAGTCCTTCCAGATCATCGCAGCTGCTCGCAAGCCTGTCAAGGTCGAGACGTTTGTGGAGAAGGGTGGACGCCTTCGTGACCTTCACTGGGACATCAATGCTGGCAACGCCAAGCTGGTAAAGAAGGCTGGCTAAAACTGACTAACGACTGAACCTCTTTGAAGAAGGTCTGAGTTCATTCCCTTTAGCTCAGACCTTCTTTTTATGACCCTCAATCTTCAGTTCATCCAATAAAGGAATCTGCCACTTTATGAAGAAGCACCAAGCAAAGAAGGTCACTTGCTTCCTCGACCTCCTCACAGAAGAGGAGGTTGTCAATCTGTACAAACACTTCACAGGAGTCACCCAGGTCAAGTTCAAAGATCGTCAATCAGCAGAGACTGCATTGCTCAATGCGAGCTTTGGCAGATCAACAGCCCAGATGGTAGAGGCATTCAAGGTCACACAGCTGGGTCAGGAGACAATTGATCAATACGGGACGATGCTGCGCGGCCCAATTGCCTTCCCGGAAGGAAGAATGACGCCCAAGCAGCTCAAGGAGCACGCCAAAGCTCTGGGCGAAGGCAAGAAGGCTGACAAGGCGAAACAACCCGCAGACCCCAAGCAACCCAATGCCGCATCAGCCGCTGTCCTTCTCGCTCTCCGGGAGTTGATCCCAGCAGATGCGAAAGACGATGCCCTCAGCGTCAGCAGCGCAGATGTTGCCAAGAAGCTCGACACAAACATCAACGCAGTCTGCAAGGCAGCAGACTCCCTCGCAAAGCAGAAGTTGGTCGAGGTCGAGGATGACAGCCACGAACAGGGCCATCAGTTCTACTGGCTCTCGCTCACACCAGAAGGAAGGGACATCAAGGTCACAACTCCCTCCGTTCGTCTGCCTCAGAGCAACCCTGGCCCACGCTCCGGGTTCAATGGCAAGTTCATCTTCAAAATCTCCAAGACCAATCCTAGGCGCGAAGGCACACACGGCTGGAAGTCCTGGAACCTGCTCCAGGATGGAATGTCGTTTGAGGAGTACCGGAAGGCAGGAGGACGAAACAATGACCTCCAATGGGACTTGGACAAGGGATTCTGCGAGCTGCGCGATAGCAAGGACGGTGCGCCGGCAAAGACTCCTCCGCCAGCCAAGGCCAAAGCAGCGGCTGCCGCAGCAACTCCCTCCGCTCCTCCGGCAAAGATGGACAAAGGCCAGATTCTCAAACCATCAGCCAAACAACAGGCAGCAAAGTCTGCCAAAAAGAAGGGAAGGAAATAACTTGACTCAACTTCAGAGGCATCTCAAAACCTTACTTGCCTGTGGCGAGGCAACTATTTGGGCTGGCAATCGCACAGCTCAACAAACGTGGGAAGAGTGCCACAGAGCAGATTGGCTCTTGTGGTGGGCAGCAAGAACCTCCGTCAACTCCAAACAAGACATTGTGCGAGTATCTTGCGCAGTTGCTCGCCTTGCCCTCAAGTTCATCCCGGAGGGAGAGCTGAGACCTCTCAAAGCGATTGAAGCTGCGGAGAATTGGGCCAATCATCCGACTGAGGACAACCGGAAACTAGTCTTGGAAGCCAGAAGAGCAGCCTGGGACTTCCGTGCTGCTGCTGGTGCTGCTGCTGCTGGTGCTGCTGCTGCTGCTGCTGCACATGCTGCTGATGCTGCTGGTGCTGGTGCTGCTGCTGCTGCACATGCTGCTGATGCTGCTGGTGCTGGTGCAGCTTATGCTGCTGCACATGCTGCTGATGCTGCTTATGCTGCTGGTGCTGGTGCTGCTGCTGCTGCACATGCTGCTGATGCTGCTGGTGCTGGTGCAGCTTATGCTGCTGCTGATGCTGCTGCTTATGCTGATGCTGCTGCTTATGCTGCTTATGCTGATGCTGCTGATGCTGCTGCTTATGCGATAAAGGCAGAGATACTAGCCCTCATCCGTAAGACCCTCCTGGTGCCGTGGGTCGAGAAGGAAACTGAAAAATGAAGACACCCTGCTCCATCACCGTCAATGGCCAATCTCTGGAGGAGTTTTTGAAGGAAGAGGTTGGAATGGAAGCAACAGCCGTTCGCATCGACATCGTCTGCAAACTGTCCAAAGCAGTAGCTGTCGTCAATGCTCCAAAGACCAAACGTAAAGGTATCGGCAGCGGTCGAGGAGCGGGCAACCCTGGAGTCCGTAAAGGAAGAGTGTTCACGCGGGAAGAGGTCGAGGCAGAGAACCTTCGCAGGAACCTCAAAGCAGTTTAACCACTTTGTAAATCCAACACAAGGAGCACCAAACAGAATGAACCTTCGCACCCGGAACAGCTTCATTGCTTCCACCATCATCGCAGCCTTGCTGAGCATCAGCATTGGCTGCGGGCATGATCACAACAAACCTACCCCAGGGGCAACTCCAACGCCCACTCCGGTAGCATCACCCAGTCCAACTCCTCCGCCAGCCGCGCAGCACGCTGCGATCTCAACCTCCCTGGTGCCAGGAATGCACGTCCACGCCGCAACCACCAAGACAACAGTCAAGGTATCGTGGCCCAACTGGCTTTCCCTTCCGAAGGTCGAGGCAGCCACCAACGTTGTCGTCTCTCAGAACTGGGAAGGCATCTGTCAGTCGAGCCCTGCTACCATAGGGCACGTTGCCAGCATCGTCCTCTTTGGAGTTGGGCAGACGGTCGATGAGTCCTGCTCTCACTCTTGGTTCGACAATGACTCAGATGGCTCCATTGCTGCAGGGTTCAATGCCACAGGTAAGATCGTTTATGGGGACGGAACCCTGAGCAACTTGGTAGTCAGCGTGGAGCACGGTACGGTGATTGGCACTCCGGTCATCGTCACAGTTTGGGTCAAACGCTCCGGAACAGCACTCTCAACCGGGATCACCTGCGCGTTGGCAGTCGGCAATGACGAGCAGATATGCCAAAGCACCGCAACCTTCGCAGTCCAGAACCTCGACCGTGTTCTGGTAACAATCTCCAGGAATGATGGCGACTCCCTGGTCAACCTCAATGCAGCATTCACCAAGTCAATCCCGTAAACGGAGCTGATGTGAAAATTGTTCCAACTGTTCGCCATGACTGCCTCATCCAGGACTTTAGGGTGGGGCAGTTTTTCTCATTACTGAGCAAAATGCCAGGGCGCAAGAAGTGGGTAGAGCGAGAGCTTGCCTTTGAGCCCACTGGCGCCAACATTGCTTACCTTCTGGAGCATTGCCCTGATGCGGTTTGGGCGGATGGTTCTGAGAAGCTAAGGGACAATTATGTTGACCTCAAGATGCGGGAGCAGAACACCAGGGAGTTGAAGAAGGAGGAGCTGATTGATGACTCAGGTTATGAGTTTCACATCCCTCCATTCAAGCATCAGCGTCACGCCTTCCTCTTGAGCAAAGACCTCGACAAGTTTGCATTGTTCCACGAGCAAGGGACAGGCAAGACCAAAGTCATCATCGACACCGCAGCATACCTATTTGAGAAGGGAGAGATTGACACCCTGATTGTTGTGGCCAATAACGGAGTCCACATCAACTGGGTCACTGACGAGATTCCCACCCACATGCCGTCCCGCATCACCTATCACGCCACTTACTTCAGCATCAACTGGAGAGACGCGGAAGCAAAGGCAATGATGGCAGCTGCGACCGTCCCAACTCCAGGAATCCTCCGCATCATCACCTTCCATGTCGAGGGAATCAAGTATCAGAATGATGGCTCTCCGGGCAAGCTCCAGTCCCTGATTATGGAATGGCTGCTGAACAATCGGGTTATGCTGGTGATTGACGAGTCGAGCACCATCAAGAACCCAAGCGCAGACCGCACCAAATTCCTTATCAAGGCAGGACAGCACGCCGTCAAGAAGCGCATCATGACAGGGACTCCGCTGACGTCTGGGATTGAGAACCTATTCAGCCAATTCAAATTCCTTGACCCAGGCATCCTTGGCCACAATAGCTTCACTTCCTTCCGTTCTGAATACTGCATCATGGGAGGTTTTGAGAACAGGGTCATCACAGGCTACAGGAACATTGAGAAGTTGATTGACATTATTGCCGGCCACTCGCATCGAGTCTTGGAGCGGGATTGCCTCGACCTCCCACCACGCCGCTACAAGCGCAGGCAGTTCCAGTTAGCCCCAACGCAGCAGCGGCTGTACGATGCCTATCGCAAGGACTCGCTCAAGGAGGTTCAATCAATCCTGGGAGAGGCAGAAGGGCTCAAACGTGCGCAGGAGATAGCCCTAGTAAAGGCACTCCGGTTGCACCAGATCGTTTGCGGCTTGAGTCCCTCAGACAAACCGGAGAGGATGGATGGGCCAAATCCCAGAATGACAGCCACATTGGAGGAGGTCGAGGAGGGAGCAGCAGGAGGTCACAAGGTCATCATCTGGGCCAGATTCAAAGTAGACCTCCGGGAGATACACGCCAAGCTTGGCAAACAGGCAGTTGGGTATTATGGAGGCATAAGTGAGGATGACTGTATTGCGGCCAGGATGAGGTTTCAGGACGATGACAAAGTGAGATATTTTGTGGCCAGTAGGAAGGGAGCAAGAGGCATTACGCTCACGGCCGCAGAGCGAACCGTTTATCATTCTCAGGCAAGCAGTCTTGACGACCGTCTCCAATCTGAGAAGCGCAATCACCGCATTGGGACAACCGGAAGTGTCCTGTATACTGATCTGGAGGCAGCATGCGTCGCAAGTCCAGATCGCAAGATCATCAACGCACTTCGCAAACACAAAGAGCTTGCTGACCAGATCAATCAAGACCCAGCAAGCATCTTCATGGAGGAGGACTCAAATGAAGGAGAAATTGAGACAGGCATACCTTCTTGGATTCATGGCATCAGGAGAAGGTTGGAACGGAGAATACCCATTTGAAAGGGATTCAAAAGACCCCAATGACAATCCAGCAACCAACGCAAATCCCGGAGGCAAGGATTGGCGCAAGCAGAGGGACAAAGCCATAAAACCTCTGCTGCCAAAGAAGAGGATGAAACCATGAGCGAGTCCGCATTCAACAAGAAGTTCAGAGAGCAGATGGAGAAGAGGGAGATGAAAATCTACCGGGTTGAGACTCACTCTTCCTGCCCAGGAATGTCCGACAACCATTATGTCCTTGGGCCATTGGGACGCTCCGGGTGGATTGAGATGAAGGAAACAGCACCATCAGAGATTCCTCACAAGATCAAATTCCAACCTAAGCAGGTTCCTTGGCTGCTCGACTACACCAGCAGAGGAGGAGCGGCATTTGTCATTGTCCATGTGCCGCGATTGAAGACAGTCTTTGCTCTCCACGGAAGAGATGCGCAGAAGGCAGCAGAGGACTTCGACAGCTGCCCCGCTCAGGCCTTCTCTCTGGAGTCTGAGACGGTCTGGACGAACCTCTTCAACTGGATACGGATGAGGACTCCCTAAACCTCCCATCCCGGAAACCCCACAAAATCCTTTGTGGTATTTGTGGCGAGGTCGTGCGGAGCGCAACCCATCCGCTTTCACAGTAGGGTTGGTTGTCCCGGAGCAAGTAACAGCCCCTAAAGGCCTGTAAAGGCGTTGCAAACACAAAAAGCCCAGCCGTCAAGCTCTCCCGGAAGGGAAGGGCTGACGGCTGGGCTTTTCTCATTTCTGCTCAGTTTCCTCCGCTCCGGGAGGACTCGACCTGCCGGCCAGCCAGTCCTTCAACTGATTGGCGGTGTAGGCAACAGAGCCAGCAGCAATGACCTTGGCAAGGGCTGAGAGTTGATCAGCACTCGGAAGATCGTGTTTGAACCACACGACTGCCAGCAGCGCCACCATGCTGCTGATGACGATGATGAGCTTGGCAACTCGACTCGCTGATCCTGTTCCATCCGACTCTGAGGCAATCGACTTGACCCAGAGGACTGCGCGTTTGATGATGCTGATGATCTTCTTGAACATTTCACTTCCTCTCTGGCAGCTTCAATTCAACCTTCCTCCTGCCGCAGCTCCAAAGGAACAGGCAGCTGCCTGCCCGATACCTTGGCGGATGCTGCTCCCAGATTGTCTTGTAGTCGTGTTCCAAAAGTGCGATGTAGTTGTTGCTGGCGATAATGGCGGCATTTTTAGCCTCAATGACCTTGTTATCATCATTGACCTCTCGCTGCTTGGTTTGCACCTGACCAGTCAGTGCAGTCCTCTCGTCACGGCAAATGGGGTATTGCGTCACAGCCTCATCAATTGCCCGCTCCTCACTTGGCACATAACAAGCAGTCGCATCCCCAGGTTTGCGAAGTCCCAGCTTGCTGACGACATCGCCGTGCAACTCTGAGTCTGCTACTTTGCCCACTTGGTCGTGCCCAGCCTTCTCCTTGGTAGATAGACCTTGGAGCAGGGTTGCGAGAGTTGTGAACTGATTGCGTGCGTTCTGGGCGTCTGTCTCTGCTGCCGCAGCCTTGTCATTGGCTTGCTGGATGAGTTTGTTCTGCGCATCTTTGGCCTCTTTGCGTGAGTTCTCAATCTCCTGAGATTGGTGCTGGTCATCAGCATCCTTCTGAGCGGTTCGACCTCGATGCTCAGCCCACTTGTAAGCTCCAAAGATCAAGCCCAAGACCACAATCAGCTCCAGGGCATATTTGCCGTACTTACTTGTGACGAGAAAACTCAATACATTGATCACATCGCACCTTCCGGTTTAGGATTTGAACTCTTCTACCTCAGCCAAACGTCTGCGGAGAAGTCCTGCCACAACGTGCCCTCCTGCATGATCCCACTTCTGAAATTCTGCGATTGCTCCGTCAACATTCCCTTCATTGAGCAACCGGAGGAGGGTCGAGCCACCCAGCGCATTGCATCCCAGGTTGTACTCAAAGTCGCACAGAGCGTCAAACTCACCCTGGGTAATTGATACGTTGACGTGAGCATTGACGTGCTGCTCGCAAATGGAGTAGTCGTCAATCAGAGCTTGGTCGCATTGCTCCTGAATCCAGTACATGCCAAGGTGGACTCCCAGCGTATGGCCCCAGCCGATGGTTGGCACATCACCCTTCATCGGGATGAAGGCTTGCTGCCTGCACTGTTCAAACCTCTTGGTCAAGTCCAGGCCTTGTTGTGAATGTTTCATTGGTGGATTGAGCGGCATTGGAACGTCCTCCTGTTAAGGCATATTTGGGCTGCGCTCCATCAGGAACCTGGGCTCTGTCTCTCCCAACTTGCTCAAGACCTGATGAAGGAATTGGTAATCAAAGCTGCCCAGCTCATCAGCATAAGTGCTAAGCAGCAGGTCTGTTGGAGCATCCCACTCCTTGCCAACGACCTCGACCCTGGGATCAGTTCCAGATCGTAGAAACTCTAACTGGTGAGCGTCAAGCGACAACCAGACCAGACCCCAGCCGTTTGGTTTATAGCCCATTGCGGAATGATTCCTGCCATAGCTGTACACAACAGGCAGCTCCTCTCCGCTCTGGGCTATATAAGACTTTGACATTGCCCAAATGTACATCAGCAACTCCCTTCAGCAAGGCAGGATGAATGTGTTGTGGATAATCATGTCGTGATTCTCACCAAGGCAGTAATTGTGCTCATCATCCCAGTCTGCCTCGACTTCAATATCCATCTTAATGCTTATGAGGTCATCATGAACAGCACCAGGAGTTTTCCAAGCAGGGAACCATCCATCCTCCCACCAAACTGCTTCACAAGGAGTCAAACGATAACCCTTCACCATCACCCAACCAGCACAATGGACTTGACGAGTACGATGCACAGCACGCCAGACGTATTTGAGCTTGGAGAAGCTCCAGCCCAGGATGAAGCAGCCACGTTTGATCAAGCCATCGTCCGATTCATAGCCTGTGGTAACTTCCTTGGCCGGCACAACTCCTTGGAACAGCAAGTCACCATCATCAGAGTATCTGCGAATGGTAACTGGTTCGTTGAACTCTGGGCAGGTTCCATCTCCTCCACCAGTGTCTGAGCCGGAGCTTCCAGCAGCAGGGGTTATGACCTTCTTTGGTGGGACTCCAATGCGCCCGTCAAATACTGCTTGCTGTGAGAAGGTGTCACTGGGTGATGTCGGAGGAGGAGTGCCATTGGCAAATTTCAGCAGACCAGATGAAACCTCGATGTAAGGATAGAGATAGTAGCTTGTAGAGTTTGACACAGTATATGCCTTGCAAGCAGCAGGGGCTAGTAGCACATCATCAAACCATGCTGTGCCAGGTACATTGCCGCCAAATCCTAATTGACAATATACCCGCATGGTTCCTGAACCATTAACCCGGAACACACATTGAACAAAAGTGAATGCTCGATCAGTTCCGTCCGCAGGCAGCCCACAAGAAGGGGTTGTTGATATAGGATCAGCTCCAATGGTGGTCTTGCTGATGATATTGTAAGAGGTTACCCCCGAAATAGTAACCACATTCAGAAGAGCATAACGACCCGCATTGTTGCCAAGTCCTGATGTTTTTATCCAGCCTTGGACAACATACACTTGGGCATCAGTGACGCTGAAGTCCTGATAACTAAAAGAATCATTTGCAACAGCATTATTTACCTTCATCGACTTTGCTCCACCATGCACAAAGTCATTGGCTGTGATGAGAGCATTACCTCCAAGGTTTGTCCAACTGGGTTCGGCAACTCCCAATGTTCCGCTTTCACCATCGCCATTTGCTATCATATTTGCAGCAGTTGGCGCGCTTGATGCAAGAAGAGTCAATGTTGATCCATCAATGCGCAGGATGCTTTGAGACAGCCAGGTCACAATCAGCAATGTCCCTGGGGTTGGCATGGTGAAGGTCATGGTAATGGTCTGGTTAGGAGCGATAGACCCTTGCGAATTGAGAATGGTGCTGAGGGTGATCTGGCCTGTCCCCTTGTCCAGATATTGCACCTGAGTGTCATTTGGGCCATAGAAGTCCGCAACATCATCAGTCCCAAAGCCAGGTACTCCAGGGTTGGAGATAGGAGGATCAGCGAGAGTGGCGCTGCGGATTCCGACAACAACAACTCGCATCGACCCTTCATGAACCAAGGCCACCGACGATGCTCCTGAGTTCAAACGATAATCATTTATGGTCACAACCCCTGTGTTGCTTATGTTCCCATGGACAAGGGAGAGACGGCCAGAGCCAACTGCGCTGGGCCCTGTATTGGCCCAATCCCAAATATACACCAGCTCAGACCTAGCATAAGTGTACCCATCCAAAGGGCTGGTGGGAAGAGGAATGGTTGCCCCATTGGCATAGTTTGCGGCCGCAAAGAACTCAGGAGTGCAGATAGCCTGGTTGATGTTCCGGTTGATCTGTTTGAGGGTGCTGGCCCGGAGTGTTTGACCGGGAGCAAGCACGCTGTCTAGGACTTCTGAGAAGAGGTTGACTGAGGAAGGGAAGGTGGTGCCGAGTGCCCTGTTACAAAAGGCAAACACCACGACCTTGCCTGTGGTGTAGGAATGAGTGCCGCTGAGCTCGTAATTGACGGCTGTGTTTGCGATCTTGACTGCTCCAGAGGTTGTGACGGATGCTGACCAATCTTGGAGTTGACCTTTGTTGATTGCTGGTTTGATGGGGTTGCCGCTTCCATCTGTGTCTGCTGTCCAGCGCCAAGAGGTCTGGAAGATACAATCAGCATAAGCGTAGGCGTGCCCATCAATAGGTGAAACTATGTTGGCTAGAGGGACGGTCTGGCCATTGAAAAACTCGCCACAATAAATGATCTCTGTGTTGACGATTGCAAACTTGGCATTGCCATTCAGATCAGTCATCAAGCTTGTATTGAGTGCCTTGTTGACTGTGAAGTCTGCATCCAGATGCCGATTGAATGCAGGCGAGGAGGACATGATCAGTCCAGTCTTTTGCCGCTGCGCAATGGTAAAGACTTGAACCACGCCATCATTAGTAGTAGCTTGACGATCTTTATGATCATTGTTGCCTCTGTAGCCAATCTCGCTGCTGACATCTCCAGTGACTTGGTTTACATTCCAAATCCCGTACCACATCGTCCACGGCTCACGATACGATGCCCAGCCTGTGGCTGGATTAGCGGTATTCTGCGGCACCCACAAATACATCAACTCATTGCGAGTATAGGTGTACCCATCCACAGTCGAGGTAGGAAGTGGAACCTTGTCGCCGTCCTGATAGATGCCAGCAAACACTTCCAGACGAACAATTCCGAAGGCAGCATTTAGGTTGATTGCACTGAGATGTGCTCCGATGGATGGTTTGTTGGCAGCAAGAGGATTGTTGCTGAGGTCGCTGAAGCCAGGAACAGAATTCAATTTGATTGTCATGGTTATTATCCCAGTACGTGTCCTGCATCTCCGTTTGTGTACTTGTCCGTATCATCGCACAGGTACATAAAGACGTTGCTGCCTGCGAGGTAGTCTGCTTGACCATTGGGTGATATCTTGAACAGGCCAAACACGCTCAAGTAGCTCGCATCAATCATCGTCAGATTCATTCTTCCAGTCGAGAAGAGGAAGGAGCGATTCATGATCTCAAACAGCTTGTTGGTTACGCCAACGACCCCAGCCACACGATCTGGAATTTGCGGATGAGTAACAGCAACTATGTCGCCTGGTTCCAACAAGCATGTCTGCCAAATCGAGTCAGGAGCAGATTGATCAAACTTGAGGTTCTTGAGGCCATAGCGCCCAAAGATCATCCTGCTGACCATGCGAGCAGTAAAGAATCCTTGGAACCCAGAGCGAATCCCATCTGCTTGGACTACCTGTTCTCCAAACTGCGTTCCATACTTGTTCTGGCTGGGGCCATAAATCTCTGTGTCTGTTGCCAGATAGTTTCCTGATGCATCAGAGGTTGCATCGTCCTTGTCGAATTGGAATTGGACTTGATTGATGATGTCGAGTTGTTCTGCTTCAGGGATGCTCACCCAGTAGTTGGGCCCCAAAGTGGCCACAGAAGTTGGAGCAGAGAGCGGAGAGAAGAAATTGACTGTGATGGCTCCAAGACTGTTGGCCCAAAGATACCCTCCCAGAGGTTTCAAAATCTGTTGTTTGACAAAGTCAGCAGCAGCCACAGACTGTGATAGATGGAACTGAAACTGCATGCCGCTGAAGATTCCGTCTCTGTAGGCGCGAATCTTGTTCACATCAATCAGCAGATTGTTCCCAATTGCGCTCAGAGCCAATATAGGATCAGAGAACACTAGGTTGGTTGCATTTGTCACAGTCGCATTGTTTGTGTCAAAGATGACCTTGACCTGAGTGACTCCTGCTGGCACAGTCCAGTTAATGGAAACAAACCCTGCTTGGCCATTGACTTGATTCGCAGAGATGTAGTTGGTCACCACAGTTGGGTCATAAATTCCTACAAATGCCGGCCCACCAGCAGTCACGTGAGTTGCATCAATATATGCAGCCAAAGTGTACGTCTGACCATGCACAACAGTGAAGGTAGCAGACTTGGGGAACAGGGTTCCAGATGCTGCTCCTGTACCAACATAAATCCAACTCCCTCCGCTTCTTTGACCTCCTGTTGCTGAATAGGTCATTGCGCCGGCAGACGCCATAGACCATTGCCCTCCAACATTGCCATCAAAGTCAGGAATCAAATTCAACCCTGCTTGCCCCAAAACGCTGATGAGGAGGTCGAGCGGGTGCGCAAGAAGGGTCTTGATGTTGGTGCTGCTGATTGGCAACCCGGAGTCCCCAAGCAAGTAAACAACAGCAGCCAAAATGGAGGAGATGTCGTTGCAGGTGAAGTAATATTCTGTATTGCTGTTTACGCTGGCAACAGTGTCCACAAACCCGGTGAACAATGTCACAAAGTCTGCCTGTGCTAATCCCGGAAGGCCCATCTGAAGAGTGATCTGCTTACCCTCAAATGTGAAACCAGGGAAGTCAGCGGTGATAGCTCCGTTGCGATCTTGAACTGTGAAGGCAAATGCTATCTGGTCAGCTCCTCCGTCCATATCATTGATGGAGGTAGAGCTATCATCCATCGACACAATCCAAGGAACCTGGCCGGCCACTCCGCTGACGTAATTCGTAAACACCTTGCTGTAGCCAGCAATGGTAATCAAGTACAGAATCTTGCCGCTGCGGAAGGTCGAGAGCGCAGCAAGGAAGTTAGCTGTCGCTGCAATCATACTACACCACCTGTCTCAAACGTATTTTGAAGCCTGCATGGCCAAATGCGACTCGCTTTGGCTGCCAGACCAAATCATCTGTTGTGTAGTCTGTGCTGGTACTTAGGTCTGTTGAATCAGGTAAGTACGTCAGCACTCCTCCAGCAAGCAGGTTGCCCATCATTGTTGACCAGAAAGCAATGTCGGATTGAGGGACATATCCAAAGTTGAAGTCTTGGAACGTATCGACCCTCTCTGTAATGGATTGCTTAATGCCAGAGCTTGTGATAGAATCCTCTCTGGTGGCATCCAACTCTGGGGCCAGATTCTTACCCATGGGAGGATAGGTTGCTGTGAAAGAGTCCTTTGAAGATGCCAACCATGCAATCACAGTTCCTGTCCGGGTAGCATCCAACACAGTCGTCACCCCAAGACCAGACCCAGCAAGAGCCGCAGCATATGCCGGACGAACCTCAATGGCAACGTTGGTATTGTTGTTGTTGGTATAAGGGAATGTCACCCGGAACCAACCATTAGGAAGAGTTGCTACGCCAACCTGCGTAGGAGCGCCAGCAATCGAATCGCAGCGCGTGAACAACCCTGTGGTGGGATTGAAGGCTATGCCGATGTTGGCGCCAACTCCTCCGGTCATGACGACCCGGATGGAACAAACAGCAGCAGTCCCTGCCTTGAAATAGATGCTGCACAACCTTGTAAGAAGATCGGCTGGGATAGCGAAGGACTCTGCTATGGTTCCGCTGTTCACAGCATCAGCATCATTAAGAGTATCCGCAGTAACAGTGCCATCTGGAGCAGCAGTGGTGTTTGGAGTCACCGTTGCGTTCGTCTTAGTCCAGGTGGCACTGTCAAAGGAGGAGTTTGCCAAAACTCTCTCAAGGTAAGCAAGTGTGGGAGTTATCATTTAGACAGACCTTTTGGTGGTGCGAAGCGCATTGCTGGCTACCAAGCTACCTTGCCCGCGCTGCACCTTCCGGTTCATCTGCTTCATCAACTTGGTCAAGGAATCAGGACTAACCAGACCCCTGATGTGGAAGTGAATGTTTTGACCTCCTCCGTCAAGATGAGGAGCGATAGCATCACCAATAGCCTTCATTGCTTGTGGATCATCCAGTGGTGCTGCAATCTCTCGCGCATCTCCGCCATTGACTGTGTCACCAATCATAGCCAGAGTCCGGCCAGAAACCAAAGCGCCAGTAGCAAAAGACTGAACGTTGATGGATTGAACAGGCGGTGGAGGAGGATTGGAGCCAGCATTGGTCGCAGAATGACTCGACCCGGATGCTGACGAACCTCCGCCAGCAGACCCATTGCCGCCAGAGCTCAAACCGGAAATTGCCCCGCCAACTACGCTTGCAGCAGCTCCAGCCGCAAACCACAGACCAGCAGAAGTGAAATGCTCTCCTGCGTGTCCGAAGTCTGGCGACATAGGAGACAAAGCAGCCCAGCCCAGAGCCATTTGTTCAATAGCCTTGGCAAACGCATACTTGGCTACAGATTGAAGAATTGCTGCTGTGATCTGCTCACAAGCCTGAGCAACGGTGACTCCTCCTTGAGACCAAGCCTGGAACATACTTGCTAGGGCAGCAGTTGCTCCCAAGGCCACATTTTGGACTGTCCCACCCATCAGTTCAGCATCAACTCCAAGACCTTTGAGGACGTTCTCTTGGAGCTTGCCCAACTGATTGATTTGCCCAATGGCTATAGCCCATTTATGGTATGTCGCAATGAGTTTGTCTAGGGCTGCTTGATCTTTTGCGACATTCTTGCCCTCAGCAGCATTGAGAGCGATCTGCGCTTGGAGCACTTTGATCTGAGCTTGAAGGAGTTGACCATATGATGCAGTTCCACTCCTAGCAATCTCAGCATAAGCCTCTTTGGCAGTCTTGAGCTCATTCATATACATCATTGTGCTCTTTATTCCAAGAGCTTGATATTGCATCTCAATGATGTTGTTTGTCTGAGCCCAGATGAGGAGTCGCTGTTCATTGTACTGCTGATCGAGCAAAGCCAGTTGATGGTTGACCTTTTGAATGGCAGCAACCTCTTGCGGCCCAAGCTGGTTGAGTTCAGCCACAAGAGCTGCTCTCTTGGCTTGGTAAAGAGTTTCTGCTGCCTGCTGTTGAATCTTCAGAAGTTGAACTGCGCTAATTTGAGCGGTCGAGCGCAGGAAGGAGTAATAAGCAAGCTCAGAGTTTGCCTTCTGCTCAGCGGTCTGCTGAACAAAATGCGCCTCTTCTCTTGCAAGGTTCTTGCGCAGCTCTGTTTGGGCCTGAACTGCTGCTGTGACCCTGACTTGCTGCTCCAAGAATTGGTTGCTCTCTTCTCCAAATGTGGCTTTGAGGAATGTGAGAATTGCAGTCTCAGCATTGATCCTCTCCTGCGACCCTTCCTTGGTCGAGGCAACTATCCTGCGCATCGCAGCAATAGTCTGCTCTGCCTGCTTATTGTATCCATCCTCTCTGATCTTGAGGAGAGCTAGTTGATGCTGCTGTTCTGCTGTCCTGATCTCGCCTTCTGTTGTGATGATAGCTTGAGCATTTCTGGCAGGGTCTTTGTTCAACTCCGCCAGCCGCTTGTTCATCCCTCCAACTTCAATGTTGTATCGTTCATTCTCCGCTGACCGGAGTTGGTCAAGGTAAAGGTTGAGAGATTCTTTGCCGTGCGCAAAAGTAACCCTGTCAATCTCGCTACGAACAGCGAGAGCGGCAAGGGCAAATTTTTCTTCCACATTGAACTTTGCGATGCTTAGCTCTGTTTTATTTGCAAGCTCATCACTCTTGATCGTTGCATCATCAGTTTTACGGGTCTGCTCCTCTTTGTCCCGGAACTGTTGCAGGAGTCCTTGAACAGTTTGAAGAACAGTGCGATACCTCTCCAATGAAGCAGAGTCGAGACCACGCAGAGCAAATGAATGATCATCGCCATTGATCTTGTTATGCTCGTCAACTATCTGCTTATCAAGCTCACCAATTTTGGTTTTGAACTCTTCCAGACCCTTGTCCATCCCAGCCAGAGGTTTGCCTGGATTCAGGTCTTGCGCCTTCTTCATTTCCTCCTGGATGCGCTTTGAAAACTCCAGCATGTCCATGCCAGCTCTCTTTGCCAGAGCCTCATCCTGACCAAAGAACAGCTGCTTGAACCAACTCCCGCGATCAACAAACTTCTGGCCTTGCTTGTCCAGCTCTCCAGAGATTTGCCCAACAGTCTGGTCGAAGGTTCCTTTGATGTGCTTGAGAGCAAACTCATAGGCTGCTATGGGCCCTTGAGTGACCTCTATGAATTTCTGCTTCTGCTCGTCTATCTGCTCCTTGATATTGTTGCTGGTGATGCGAAATTCTGTGTTGGACTTCTGCCAATCCTCTGCCAGCTTCTCAGCTGCCTCGTGCCACTCAATGATCTTGCTCACGCCTTCTGCAAGCACCTGGATCATCAGCAATGGGGCAAGGACGGAGAATGCTGCCTCCATCGCAGCACCAAGTATCGGCATCTCAGCAATCCAAGCTCTAAGACCACGAGGAATGGTCACACCAGACAGCTCACCAATTGCTGCCATTGATTCACGCCGTTCCCGCATTCCAGATACTTCTCTGACGCCAGATTCTGTTGCTGCCTTTGTTGCCTCTGCTAGAGCAATTGCTGATGCTGCCGCACGTTGCTGAGCCAAAGCCAAGGCAGACATTGCGGTTGTGTTCTCCGTTCCAACCTTGTTAACCAAGGTCATGGCTTCAGAGACTGCCTTTTGTGCTGCTTGATTCTCTTGCGTTGCTCTGGCAACATTCAACCAGGCTTGAGATATTTTCTGCCCAGCTTCCTGGCCCTTCTTGCCAGAATTGTCCAACTCCGTTCCAACTCCCTTTGCGCTGGCAGCAGCAGGGTCGAGTTTTGTCTTAGCAGATGCGGCAACCTGATCAAAAGCAAGATCAAGCTGCGTCGCATCCCCAAGGAAGGTCAAGACAGCATCTCCAGCATTAATTGCCACGTTTGATCACCTCTTCAACTTCGATGCCGCTAACAGCACCAGTGATGTCTTTGTGTGGTTTGTTCATGAATGCGAACAGTTCTGTTTCGTCATCCACAAATCGCACATTTCTTGGTACATCGCTCTGCGGGTTCAACCGGAGTGCATTCTTGAGTCTAGATTCAAACATCAATGCCAGCAGCTCCTCCGTCCACATCCGGTTGATATATTCTGGGGTGCGTCCCCATTCTCTGAGGGCAATCTCGTAAATCTCGCCTATGGTTGGGAGGTCGCTGATGCCCCCAGAACCTGCATCACCGCTTTCAGTTCTCCCTGAAAAGGGAATGCGACCTGCATGATGTTGCCAAACGCAATCGCAATCTGCTCTTCTGTTGCTTCGGACTCGACCTTGGATTTGTCGAGGTTTGCGGAGTAGGCAACCACCAACTCCAGCAGTATGTCAGGGAATTGAAGAAGAGTGTATCCAAGCCCAGACATGAACGCAGCATCGCTGCCAGTCTCTTGACGCAGGTTGGTTGTGACGGAGGTCATCTTGTCAATCAACATCTGCCGCCACTCACGAGCTTTGAGTATGCGCAGAGGTTTGAGTTTGTATTCCATCTCTCCCAATTTGACGATGATGGGAGCTTGGGATAGAATCTGATCTTGCGTACGTTTTTCTGCCACAGTCCTTCTCCTTGGAGAAAATTCCAGGGGCTGCGATCTTGATCAGCCCCTGGCCAATCAGGGTCGAGGTCTAGCTATGCGGTGCCACCAAATCAACGATCTTGATCAGGCGTTTGCCTGCGGTCTTGGTCGAGTCGGCAAGAATGCCGAAGGACAGAGGCCACATGGTCTTGTCATTGCGCTTGAAGGTGGACTGGACGTTCGCTTCTGCCACAGCACGATACGCGATGACGATGCGCTGTTTGCCGGCCTGGTTGAGGCCTTCCAGTGCTACCATCACCTCATTGAGGACTCCAGAACCAAACTCCAGAACATCGAGCTGTGCATGGGTTACGTCTGCCGCCGTCTGCGTCAGTATCGAGGCAGAGATGGCATTCTTGAGGTTCTTCATCGTGGCTTCTGCCAGGACGGTCGAGATGACACACTTCTCAGAGTCAAGAATCTTCTTCACAGTGGCCATTTCTTCATCCACCATGATGTCCTTGATTCCAGGAGTGTATGCCAGCTGGACTCCCTGATCAGTGTATCCGACTTCCTGCCAGGCCACCGCAAACGTCACCGGATCAACGGTGCCATCCAGGGTGGGCAAAGTTGAGCCGCTCGGAGCCACCAGCAGTCTTGCGGGGCCAACAATGATATTGGATGCTGTGCCCTGCGGTAGGTTACTCATATTGCTTTCCTCCTATTGTGGTTTGGTTAGCTACGAGCAAACAGCTCATAGAATGAAACAACAGTTGCCCAATCCGTTTCTGGATCAGTCAGGTCTTGGGGTGGTTGAACCTCATAACATGACATGATGGTGCCAACCCCATTGATGGCGATGTTTCCCTTCCCGTCAATTGCATCGTACAGTGCCGAATAAACTTGCCTTGCTCGTTGAGCTTGCCCAACATTGTCCCAAACAGTAATCTGCATTCTGGGTTGAATGATGCCGCTGATCTCAGTCTGAGATGTTCCTGTCCTCGCAGCAACCAGAATGGTGGGGCCATCCGTTATGACAAAATCAGGAGGAAGATTCACCGCATAAATACTCCCTGTCCCTCCTCGCGCAGGGAGTATATTGGGCAACAGGTTCAAAGACCTGAGCCAGACAGCAACAAGAGCATTTGGGTCAACCATCATTCACCTTCTCTCGATGGGCCAATGAACATGGAAGGCTTGATAGCCTTGATCTTGCGTCCAATGATGCCTGCAATCTTGTCTTTGAAGCGATTGAAAGCAGGGAAGAGATACGGCTGAGCTTTCATTTTGACCGTTCCCAACTCCAGGTATCCGCCATAACCTGATTGAGAGAACAGCTGAGCTTGAACGCCAGATGCCGTCGCGACAACCTCCGTATCAATCGACCTCCGGTTGGTTCCGGTCAAGTATGGAGAGTCAGCAACAGCAGCAGGCTTTATGTCAAGCTCAAAGACTTCCTGTACAGCTTCAAGCATTGCCTGCCTAGCTTGGGCTTTGCCCTCCTCAGCATTGATGTTGATGCTCCACTTCGCATCGCCACTCATGAGTGAATCTTACCTCCATTGGCCAAGTATCCCAACAACAGGCCTGCTGCAATCTTGAGCGCATCATACAGCAACTTGATCAGGGCATCACGCGGAGCAATCTGATTTTTCCTTCCCTCCGTCTCGATGCGCTGAATCGCTTGCGCCTGAGTTTGGTAATTAGCGGCCAGACCTCTTACCTGCTCTTGTAGCGCACCCATGTTCCTTGCGTCCTCAAACTTCGTCTGAAGGAGCGTATCCATTTTTGTGTTCAAACCGGAGAACTCCCGGTTGAGGGAGTCGATTGTTGCATCCAGCTCAGGTCTGGTTACGAAGTCTGAAGTGGCAGACATGTCTGTGGCCCTCGCTCTGGTTGGTTGTATCATGGCTTTATACGCTCCAATCTCAACTCTATTGGTGCGCCAAGAATTACTGGCGATATGACTTCGATGATGTTGTAGGTGCCGTTGACATTGTTGGGGTCAGGATTGTTTACGATCTGAACCCACATTTGATTGGAGATTGGATTGTTTGGAATGGGCATCAAGTACATCAGATACTTAGAGAACCCACCCTGCTTTTGATTTTTCCACTCTGTGCCTCTCCTCGTATCAGGCAGGATACGGCAAGCTATTCCAGGGGCATAAGCATCAGATGCCGGCGCAGTCGAGTGGCCATAATTGTTCTTCTGCGCTGCATCTGTGACGATGTTGCATACATCGGTGAGTATCTCACTCAGGTCAATGTCTATTGAATCCATATCACAACTCCGTCCTCAGGATGAAGTTTCTGATGATTGTGAGTTCATTGAACCCGGACAGATTCTCCTCAATCACAGCAAAGGCAGGGGTGTTGTACTCCAGATTGCGAAAGCGGGTTGCTTGTTCTTGTAGTGCTTTGACCTTGCTGGTCTGATCAATCTTGAGTGGCCCAAGGACGATGTCGTTGAGCTTCTTTGCTGCGAGTGCAGCCATGGCATCAGATGCCAGAGCGCAGGTGAGATACAGACTTTGATCAGGGGCGATGTTATTGAACCCCTGAATTGTCGTATCGTCAAAGATAGGTTTTGCCGGGTCTGTATCGCCAATGAGATAACGCACTTGACCAACTGTGGTTGTGATGTCTGCAGTGAACATAATGCTCTATCTCCTTTGCGATAAAGAAGAGGGGACAGCTGCCCATCCCCTCTGAGGTTAAACAGGGCGCAGGACTATGCGCCAACGCTAACAATGGCCATGCGCGGGTCGATGACAGCACCGCCCATGATGTGCCGGACGCGCCAGTCAATCGCATCAGACTCAAAATCGCCTTCCAGAGGATTCTGGGTGGCGCCGCCAAGGGTCAACTTGTTCGGGTTCTTCATCACCAGCTCAGGCGTCTCGTGGCCACGGAGGAAGTTCAACTGCACCGCCGCACCATTGGCCAGCTTCGCAATCATGTACCAGGTGGTGTTCTTATTTGCCGAAGTGTCGAGAATCGGCAAATAAGCATTCACATGGCCTGTGATGCTGAAGTTGGGGATGACGTTCTTGTTGGGTGTGATGATGGCTTTCGCGCCAGCCGTTCCGTCACCGCCAGCCGCAATGAGCAGCTGAGACTGGAGGACTTGATACATGGTGACCTCAAGAGCAGGAGGAACCACCATCTCAAATCCGTCAATCAGGATGGGTTCGTTGTCCGCATCCACAAACTCACGGAAAGCCTGCACCGCACGCGCCACCGAAGTGACGGAGAGTGCGCTGCCGGCGCCAGTGAACTTGTTGGTGACGTTCTTGCCGTCCACAGGGTGAGCAATCGGAGCGCCAAACAGCACAGTGTTGGGCCCGTTGCCATCAGCGTTGATCAGCAGGGCAGTCGCCTGACGATACTCAGTGCGCGAAGCGGCATTTGCCAAACGCTCAGCAATGTCGCTGAATGCACTCAGGTCGTCATTGATCAGCACTTCCCAGCCCAGCCCAAACCTGCGGCCAAACTTGGTCAGTGTGATCTGGACAGCTCCAGACCCCAGCTTCGCATCCTGCTTGTACTCGTCACGGGACGGCACAGCAGCGAGCGCACCCTGGAGCCCAAAGACGCCAATCGGCTGTTGGGGACGGAAGTCCATCTGCGACCCAACCTTGATGTAGTTGCGCCAGTCAGGTTTGTAGATGGAGTATTTGGCCAGCAGCTGCCGGTCGAGGATGGTGCCGAACAGAATCGGAAACTCCGAAACGGTCGCTGCCTCTTCCAACATTGCTTTGCGCATGGTGGTGCGGAATCCCCTCTCGTTGACGATCAACGAGATGAGTGCGGACAACTTCTCCTCAAACTTGGTGATGCCGTGGCTGCGCTGTGCGATACTCGGCACCAGCCGCTCCGTTTCCTGCATCACCTCAAGCAGATCATTCTTCATACTTCATTCTCCTTAGAGCAGATTTGAATGGGGTTGTTGGTTTTCAGCAGGAGCTAGATTGCTGAGCCCAGACTGACATCGACAGCGCCAGTGTTGCCCGCGCCCAGGGTGGTGACAGCAGTTCCAAAGAAGGTTCCGCTGGAGTCCTTGCTGACGATAGCTGCTGCGCTGATGAAGAGACGATCACCAATCGCAATCGCGCTGTTGACGGCGCCATTGGTCTTGGCAACCACACCAGCAACGGTGTAAACTCCCTGAGTGTTGACCGGAACTGTATCGGTGACGGCAGAGGCGGTGACCTCGGCAATCCCGACAATCGCAGCCCCGCCAACAATCGCCAGCAGGAGGTTCAGATCAGCAGCAATGGAGGCAATCGCATTCTTGACCGCAACAAGGTCAGCTTGCGCATACGCAGCGCCAGCCGCAATGGCAGCAATGGCGTTGCTTACGGCGCCACCGCTGCCGTCCACCAATGCAGGAAGTCCAGCGCCATTGGCAACGCGGAAACCAATGACGGGATCACCAGCAGTGGGCTTGTTGTTTCCAGCAGGGCAGACCAACTGGGAACCAAGGAAGGTCAGCACTTTGCCAGGTTGTTTGAAATTCTGACTCATAACTCATTTCTCCTAAATTTTAGATTGGTTGATTGGCAGTTGTGGGTGTGCTGACTTGCTACCTGCGGCCAGCGGCTGCGATTGCGCTCTCTTCCTTGGACATGCCAGGCAGCTTTGCGAAGGACTCCTGGAGCTTGGTTTGGGTCGCAGCCAGAGCAGCATCGTCCGTGCCGCTGTGGGACTCGCCCATGTTGGTGACGCCAGTGCGGGTGCCGGCGGCAGGGTTCAGATCGGCAATGTACTTCTTTTCAGCAGTAATTGCCTCTGCCATTCCGGTGACCTCTGTGGCCTCTTTGAACTGTGCCTTCAATCGCGTCTGCGCGGCATCAGGCAGTTTGCTTTCCGTCAGAAGCTTCGCAAGCTCGGCAGCCGCAGCTACCTTCTTGGTTGCCTTCTCTGACTCTTGAACCTTCAGGTTTGCCGCAGTCAATGCATCCTGCGACTCCTTCAGTTCCTTCTCCAACTCTGCGACGGTCTTCATATTGCTATGCTCCTGTGTGATTTTGGATTCGATCAACTGCACGAGGTCTGGGCGTCTCTTGCTCAGCTCCGCAAGGTTCACCAAGTCCACGTCATTTCTGTCCTCGCTGCGATCTGCTTCAATTGTTTCTACTCGACCACCCGCTCCGGGATACGTCACAAAATCAACGCTCCGGGCAGCAAGGAAACTTTCGACAACGTTCGTTCTGACTCCACCCACTTCATCCTCGTGAGCTTCGCCAATTGCCCTGATGCTGATTCCCATCTCGCCCAACAGCTTTGAATCTGCCAGGTTATCGAGTTTGGTCTTGAATGTAGGATCAATCACGACAGCCTCACCCATGATTGTGCCGTCTGATTCCACCCAGGTCTTGGTCAGGTTGGCAACCCATTGATTGACATCACCCTCTGGGCGCGCCTTCTCCTCGACCGTGGTCTGGTGATTGACAAACATCTTCGCACCCTCAAAGACCTTGTGACCCTTCTTGAGTGCGCTCTCCGTATAGAACCTGGACTTGCTGGTATTGAACCCAGGTTTAATAACGGTGATGGTGAGCTTGCCTGTACTCCGGTTATACGCTGACTCGCCCAATTGCATTCCTGCCGCAACCGGAACCCGCTCAGACTCCTTCACAGGAGCGTAGCAGACCTCGACCTTGACTGGTGTGCCCAATGAGACAGCGTCTTTGTTGATGGTGTACTTGATGCTGAACAGACGGCCATTCATGCTATAGATTGCGACGTTGGGATACAAGTCCACAATGTACGCATAGTCATTCATGTCCGCATCGCCGTCCCCATCCAAGTCCATATCAGCACCCTTGCGAATCTGGGTGTTGAGTGCGGCATAGACTTGGTTGCTAATGGATGTGTAGCTGTCTCCACGGGACAGGTTTGCTTCCTCCAGCAAAGTACCATCTGCGAGTTTGTAACGTGTTGCCATCAATCTCCTCCTGAATCTGGCGGTCTTGCACCCACAATAGCACAACGACAATTTGGGTGCGCTGGTGGAGCATCATCGTCGCTGCTGAAGCTATCATCAACTGGTATTGCGCCTTCCTCTGCATTGTCAGAGCAGATCGGACAAGGATCATCCACAGGCATCCATTTCTTGTACTTGATGCCGAGTGAATCCATCTTCTCCAAAGCAGCAGTGCTGAAGGCGTCATTCATTTCTGTCGTTGCGATTGTCTTTGCTCGACTGACGCTCATGTCCATCACGGTGCTGCGGAGCAAACGTCCAAGGCCATCAACCCCCAACTGATCTTCAATCCCAGTCGCAATTGCTTCCTGAAGGAGGTCGAGCGTGGTTTTGTTCAGGCCTTTGATCAATGACCCTGAGGAGGTAGCCGCATAATCAGCAGCACTCTCTCCTGATGGCCCCAACTTGTCCATTGGGCTGCCGCTGATCTTGACCTTTGTCTTTGCCTCCTTCAGCCCATCAACAGAATGGATGTGAAGATTGTTCCATCCTTCCTTGTATGCCAACAACAAGTTGGTTGAAAGAATCTCCAATAACAGGGGCTGAAGACTGCGCAAGGTTCGCCTGATCTTCATTTCCGCGGTGTGCAGGGCAACAGGTTGATGAGCTTGTGTAGCAAGGTTCGCCAGATCGTCAATTGGCAAGGAGGTAGCCAACAAACGGAAGTATGCAGCCAACTCTCTGGTGCAGACTCGCTCTCGCTTCATCCCCACCGCACCCATCAGGCCAGGTTTGTGGAGAGACTCGACCAGCTGTGTGACTGTTTCCAGGATCATGACAGCACCTCAGCGACTTTGTTCAACGCAGCAGTCAGCTCTTCTGCCTCCTTTGCCTTGAGCTTTGTCATTGGTGCGCCGGCAGCAGCACCCTTTGCGATTGCATCATTTGCTGCCTTCTCCTTGGCATCATTCTCAGCCTTCAGTTGCTTGCGCACGACACGGAGCTGCTTCAGAACGTCCTCTACATTGGGGACTTCCAAAGAGGTCAGCACCAGCGTCAGCACTTCATCGCTCTCCGCAATCTCTGGCCACAGGCCAGCAATCGAGGTCAGGGCTGATCCAAGAGCAGTGAGATCAGAGTCCAGAATTGGCGGAAGCTCAATGGTAAGCTTGAGGTCTGCAAGAGCATCATCAATCCCATCATTGCTGTCCACATCCATGACGATGGTGAAGATGTCAACCCAGGCATCCTTCCAAAGCTCTTGATAGGAGTAGAACATTTTGAGCATAGGAAGCTCCATCGCAGTTGCTGTTGCGAGGTTCCCTGTGCTTGGGTCACCAAAATAATGAAGCATGATGCCTGTGCCAGAACAGATCATCAGCTTCAGCTGGTTGCCGTCCTTCTCAGAGTCCCCAGCACCAGTCATTCGCGGCGCAGCTTCCAAGTCCAATGCTTGGTTCTGAGCGAAGGTTCCACCTGGAGCTGGCTGTGGTTTCTTCTCAACAGTCGAGGCAGGTGTGCTGGCATATGTGCTCTCGACCCTGGCCTTGATCGCATTCAGTGTTGCCTGTCCACCTTTGGCAGTGAGCTTGTAGGCGTACTTGCTCAGAGCTTGTGTGATGGCAACACGGGCTTCCATAAACCTGCGGTGCTCTCGACTCCAGTCAACCACAGAGCTGAGCAGACCATTGCCGCGTTGATGGACGCAATCAAAAGGAAGATGGTAGACAACCACATCATCCTCAAAACTGATGTTCTCATTCATGAAGACCTTCTGCTGCTCGCCCAGCGCACGATCTTCATCATCAGCCGTCCAATCTGCGTAATAGACAGCCTTGCCTTGAGTGCCATTGATGCCAGGGATGGCCCTGCGATAACCAAGGATGTGCTCAGAGTCCTCCGGGTTGGTGATGATGTGGGTGATCTGGATTGGGTCGATGCAGCGGATGACCTTCTTACCATCAATCATGAACACAGCAAAGAATATCTCGCCATCAATCAGAAGCTTCTTGCTGAGCTTACGCTGACCTTCAGAGCTTGTCACCCTCCGGTTGCGCCTGTCCTTCATAAAGGCAGTCATGGCCGTCTGCGTCGCAGCATCCTCGCTGGCAAAGGTTATCCCAGTGCCCAAGGCATAATCCGTCCAAAGCCTGACAGCTTGCTTGGCGAGAGGATCACGCAGCCAATACAACCGGGACTTGCCGACCAATACTGTGCGGGTCTGCGAATCATTTTCTGGCGTGAAGTAGTTCTTGTTGTTCAGCCATCCGCGATCATCCAGTGCCAGCTCGATGTCAGCCCTGGTGTATGCCTCCCGGAGTTCAGGAGATACTTCCAACAAAGCTCCAGCAAGCTCTGACAGGGTCATCCCTTCTGCCTGCTGTTGCCTCTGCCGGCCAAACTCCATGCCAAAAATCTTCATATGCTCTCCTACCAGTTTGAGAACTGAGCTTCAGCCTCATCCAAGTCTTGACTGATTTGAACCTCTGCTGCCATGTCAACAACGCCCTGCTCCTCATGGATGCGGAGTATTGCTGGCTCGTGTCCATATCCTGTCGCATCCCAGCCATGGTTCCATTTGTCAACCACAATCGGGAGAATGTCGCCTGTGAGTCTATCAACCTTCCACTTCCACAGTCGAGCTTCATCAATCATGTGCTTCATCATTGGATGTTTGTCATCCTCAGGATGTATGATGATCTGCTCAAAGCTACGGAAGTACTGAATGCGATCTTCAACACAACCAGGCCACTTGGTGCAAGGAACAATGTTGAGGTCGAAGTCTTCAGCCAAGTGAGCTATGGTCTCAGGTCGAGCACAGTCAGCGCGAATGATATGGCTGCCTGCTCCTGGGATTGTGCGGATGAGATCATTCAGCTCTTTGTTCTTGAGGCCATGGCCAAATACCGCATGTTCAATGTATAGCTTGTTGTCATTGATCCAGCTCTTGGTTGTTGCAGCTGGGTCTGTGCTGAATCCGAAGTCCTGACCAAAGTATGGCCCATCCCAATGCTTCTCATCAGGCTCAAATGCCTCGACCTTCCAACGACCCTTCAGAATCTGCGCATCAGAGCGAACATTGCACTTGCCGCCCCAAACGTGCTCAGCAGTATCAGGATCAATCTTGTAGGCGTAATCCTTCTCAATACGCAGTTCTTCAGGGAACCACTTGTTGTCCTGCCAATTGATCTCGACAACCTGCGTGCCTGGCGGCCAACTATCTGGTGGCCCACCAAACATAACGTGCGTTGGGTCTTTTTCATCATCAGGGTTATAGCTGACCCAAATCTCGCTCCCAGGTTTGCGGATGGTTGGGATGATGACTTTCCAGGATGCCTTGCTGATGTTCTCCGCTTCCTCAATCCAGAGGATGTCTGCGCCTTCCATCGACTTGATGGACTTGATGTTGGTGTGCAGACCCACAAAAATGAACTCTGTGCCATTCTTGCCAGTGATGTGAGTGTCAGTGACGCGATAGAAGTGCGTCAGGTTCATCTTTATGATCTGCTGTTGGAGAAGGCGGTGCACGGACTCGGCAATGGACTTTTGATACTCTCTGGCGCAGACAATCAGCAACTTCCGCTTCTTGCCCTTCAAGAGCAGAGCACGAGCAATGCTCCAACTCTTTGCACTGCCTCGACCTCCCTTTGCCACTTTGTAGCGCGATGGACGCCACAGCATCTGGAGCTTTGGAGGAAACTCGTAGTACGCCATCGTCACTCCTTAGGCTTGGCGGGTTCTGTGGGTGGGTCTGAGAAGATGACAATGATCTCATCGTCAGCAGGTTCAATTGGGCTGCCATCCGGGTTGCAATGAGCAACGTTGTCGGTGAACATCTTGTGATGACGACCAAGTAGCTCAAGTGCACCCTTCCTGTCGAGCTTGAATTTGACCTTCTTGACGTTGCGCTGCGTATCGTCTGATGCCTTGCCTTCCTGATACTCATCCACAGTCAGCTCGACAATCGCGTCAAGCTCATCGTCTGTGGCGGTCGAGAAGTCGAAGTACAGTTGACCATCATCAGTCTTGCGGGCAAACTTGCTCATGCCAGTGAAAGCCAGCTTCGCAAGCTCTCTGACGATGCGTTCTGTAGTAACATCGTACTTCTCGCAGAACCTCTCAATGTGTGGCTGAATTGCAGCCTGTACTTGCGGACGGCGCAGCAAACCGGAACCCATTGATGCTGCGGTTGCTTCAGTAGCACCCATCAGCAAAGCAGCTCTCTTGGCATTGCCCTTGCCTTGTGTCTCCATCAGAGTCTGAACATAGGCTGAGACAAAATGCCTCTCCCTCGCAGTCAGCCCATCTGAGCCAACACGCCGTCTGATATTCTTCCCAGCATTGCGCTGCTTCGCTTCCCGCTTCACTATTGGTGTTTTTGCCATGGTGCAAGTCCTCTCGATACTCCAGCATGATTGCTTGAACATTGCCGCAGTCTGGGCAACTCAGCGGTGCCCTCAGTGCTCTGATAAGGACACCGCAGGAAGGGCAATGAACCTCGAATGCCCGCACAGTTACCTCCGGCGGATGGCCCACTTGATGGCAGCAGGAATCTTGTCCAGTGCGTCAGTGAGGTGGTGGTACTCAGATGCGGAGAGTTTGATGATGACCTGCGTATCGTGGACAACGTAGCCACGGAAGGCACGATAGTGATCGCGCAGCCAGTCCCACAGGTTGTACTGCAATCTGTCTTCAAAGTAGGTCGTCAGACCTGCTCCAAGCAACAGGGTGCCGAGAGCCAACAGCAGCGCATGAGGGATGCTCATGTTTGTTTCCTCCTTATTGATTGTTTGGGAATGATGAGCGGAGAAGGGCAGCATCAGCCGTGGACTCCTCCGCTCTGGCCGGCAACGATTGGGCCTAGGGATGCTTGATGGCAGCAATGGTCACGGCGACAACGGAGCTGAACGTGAAGTTCATTTTGCCGTTGCCATCGTTGTACTCATTCTGCGGGAATGGGCCCAGGATGGTGGTCTTGTTCAGGTTGAGCACAATCGCCTGCGTACCAGTACGACCGTGCGAACAGGGTGCCTGTTGCAAGGTGATGGTGCTGGCGGTGGCGCCAACGGTGATGGCCAACAAGGTCTGCCCATCATTGGCAAACAAGCTGGGTGTGGTTGCGGCAACCTGGCCGCCAGTAAGGTCGAGTCCAGTGGCGCTGTTTTTGCCAGGGGCTGCGATTGGAATAATCTCTGCCATAATGCTATGCTCCTCTTCTTGATGCTGAAATTGTTCCTTTGCCTTGGCAACCAGGGCAAGTAATCGTCACCACAGCGAAGGTTCTGTCAACAACTTTGATCTGTCTCTGCCCAAGACACTCCGCGCATTCGACTCTGACATGCTTACAACCTCTCGACCCGACATTGGGTTTGCCAGGCCTTGCTCTGCTGGCCCTCATCCCTGCACCAACCTCACCATCTGGCGGACGTTGTACCCAGCACTCATCCTCGACTTCCAAACATAGCCATTAGACAAATGCTCGACAATAGCGTTGACTCCGTCAGCTTCCAGAGCATAAGCTAGGTCGCTGACTACGAGGTTGATTGCCTTGGCGGTCGAGATGTGCTTGTGCTGCTTATGGTTGGGAATGATGCCATGAAGGTGGAATGCTTTGACCTCTTCCTGGCTCAGTACGCAGACGCCACGTGGTGAGCAAGCCATTAGGCAAGCACCTCAATCTCTTCCACAGGGTGAACTTCCCACCAGTTATGACCAGGCAGCTCAGCATCATAACGGCTAATGCCGCGCACTCTGAGATGATCGCCCAAGTGAGGTCGTATGAATACTTTGCCATTGGGCTTGAGCTCCGGGATGACCTCGACCACAACGCAATGATGTACGTCCATGGTCTTGATCTTGGCATCGTCACAGAGTCTGATGTGCCAATCACCGTCTGCCTCTTGAGTGATGTAGGTGACGTAACCCTCGACCTCGATGTGAGTGTGAACATACTTCCAGTGTGCTGGGTTGTCAGTGGCAAGCTCTGCGATCTTAGCCTTGTGGTAAGTCCTCTTCTGTTGTGCTTGGAGGAGGCAACCGGGACTAAACGCGCTGACGCAGATCAACAGCAATGTCGGCAGCACCAGGCTGAGGTTGCTTGCCCGGAGCGTGCGGTGTGGAAGTCCCAACCCATCATTGACAAGGTTGAGGATGGCTTGATCATTGGCAGCACTGCGGTGCGGGTTTGGTTTGCCGCGCATCGTGATTGTGATCTCATCCGCGCTGGCAGATACGTGTTGACGATTGATAACCACTTCCTTGAGCCACTCTTGAAGGTTGTTCATCTGACGCACCAATCCCTTCTTGAACACTTCGCTGAAGCTCTCAGTGCCTCAGAACTGCTCTTGGTTCAGAGCGTAACTGCCTTGGTGTGTTCGACCTCGACCGTTACGGGATTGCGCTGTTTTGTTTGGCCTGAGAAAAGAGTCTCTGGCCTAGGTGGTTGGAAAGTCAAGCAACTAACTCCGCAGTTGGGCAATTCATTAGCATTTCTGGGAGAAAATCCTTTGCACCGGGGGGTCATCGAGGATTCAACAAGTTACGTGAATCGAAGCTCGACCCGCTTATAAGAACCCAAAACACCCGATGACCCCTGCATCGGGATTCCCAGGGATTTCACCGCTTCGCCGCTTCGCATCAACCTAAGTTGTTGAACCGGAAGCTGTCTAACTGCGAAGCGCCAGCTCTGATAACTCCGCTTCTAACTCGCTTCCATCGCTTCGCTCAGCATCTATCTTGTTGATTCTTTGTCAACCTCTATTCCGGGTGCAACACAGAAGTCCCGTTGATATGGTCATGGGGTGTTTTGGGTTACCTCTAAGCGGGTCGAGCTTCGCTCCGGGAGAGCCGC